GCAAAAACCTGCCCCCTCAGACGCTTGCCCTTGCGAAAGCGGCATATGACGACCTCTTGACGTGCGCCGCCTTCCCGCAGGAGCAGCAGTTTAAGAACGGCCTTCCTGTGGGCGCGGGCAATTCGCCGCACTACGGCTACCGGGGCATTTTCTTCCCCGAGCCATCTTCTGATCCGCTTGCGATTGCGCAGGGCGGCGACCTCATTTTCCCGGGGTGACCATGAGCGCCATTAACAAGCTGAACCAAGGCACGCTGACCCTCGCGTCATCGCTGCCGTTCTACGACCCCAACAACGGGGCAGACCGCCGCGCTTCGGTGTCAGACCTCGCGGCTGTGCTGGCTGAGGTGAACGAAGCCGGCGACGGCTCGATTACGCAGTACGCCAGCCCCACGGCTACCGGCTTCAGCGTGACCGTGACGCCTTTCGTGGCGGGTGGGAGCGTGTTCCTGCTGCTCACCCCTGCTGCGGGCTATGCGGCCGGCACGGTGGTGCTGCCGGGTGCGCCGATCCAATCGCAAGAGGTGGAGATTCACTGCACGCAAGCTGTCGCGGCGCTGACTGTCTCGGGCAACGGCTCGACGGTGAGCGGTGCGCCTACCGATTTCGCTGCGGGCGGCTTCTGCAAATTCCGATACGACGCCATTACGCGCGGCTGGTATCGCACGGCGTAAGGGCGGGCCATGCCGATCACTGTTGTTGCTACTGCTGAGTTCGCCGGGGGCGCGAGCGGCGGCACGTCCGGGTCTTTCGACTCGACGGGCGCAAACTGCATTGCGGTCTTCCTGTCCTACGGTGGTTCGCCTACTGTCAGCGACAACAAGGGCAACACCTTCACGGCGGGCGATGCCAGAACGAACACGGCCTCGGGCCGCTGGTACTACTGCCTTAGCGCAAGTGTCGGCACGGGCCACACGGTCACGATTGGCGGCGGCACTACCGTCTCGTCTTGCTCGGTGTATGCGCTTGCTGGCGTGGGCGGCTCTGGCTCCTTCAGTTCGCCAGGCGGCACGGACTTCAGTTCGTCCACAAGCGATGCTCTCGGGGTTGCGTACACCCCGCCGAGCAACGGCTGCATCATCATCGCTGGCCTCGCCACCACTACGGAAACCATCAGCGGCGTCTCTGCGGGCTCTGGCTGGACGCTGGGCGAGTGGGCTACGGGTGTTGGTGGGACGAACTACGGCAACATCACGGTATATCAGATCCAGACCACGGCAACGGAGATTGCGGCCGGCAACGTGGTTGCATCGTGGACGGGCTCGACGGGTGGCGTGCATATCCCCGCCATTTTTGCGCCGGCCCCGTCTAGCGCCCTGACGATCACGACCCCCGCGCGTTACAGCGTGCGGCAGCGCAGCGGCACCACGGGCAGCATCGCAATCACCGGGACTTACAGCGGCACGCCAACGACCATAGAGGCGCGCTTCAACGGCGGCGCCTGGACAACGATTGTTGCGAGCCCCTCGGGCGGCACCTACAGCGGAACTCTGAGTTCGCAAGCGCAGGGGCAGGGCACGCTAGAGGTGCGATTCAGCAACGACACGGGCATCACTGCCTCGGTGCTGGATATCGGCATCGGCGATGTGTTCATCGTTGCCGGCGACTCCATCAGCGAAGGGCGCGGCACCAACGCGCAGAGCTACACGCACGCCACCCTCAAGGCTACGGCCTTCCGACAAGATGACGCTTGGATCAACGCGAATGACCCGGTAGACACCGGAACGAGCATCGGCTCTCAGTGGCCGCTGCTCGCCACGCAGATCATGGCGAGCCAGAGCGTACCTGTCGCCTTCATCAGCGTGGGCACGGGCAGCACGGACGTTGCCGGCTCAAACAACCAATGGGCCAAGCCGAACAGCGCGTACAGCGAGCTGACGGCGCAGGTCACGGCTTCCGGCGTCAACAGCGTGCGCGGCGTGCTGATGCACCTCGGCCCGAATGCCGTGGTCAACGCCTCCACGCTCTCGCAGGCCACCTACAACGCGGCGCTTGACACGCTGGCATCTAACCTCGCGGCTGATGTTGTCGGCGCTCCGAAGCTCAATATTGGAATCTTCGGTGAGGTGTCCACCGGCTCGCCTCCTGATCGTGTCGCAGCGCTGAACAACCTGCGCGCGGCCATCATCGAAGCCATCGACGACAACGCGAACGTCGAAACCGGCCCCTGCCTGATCGAACTGGACTACGCAGACGGCGTGCATCCGCAGACTGACGCGGAGTTGCAGGCTGTCGCGGCGCGCTGGTGGCTTGCCATCTCGCAGACGTACTACAGCGGCAGCGGCGGGCGCGGGCCTCGCATCTCGTCGGCCACGTTTAACGAAGCGCGGACCACTATCACGGTGGTTTTTGACCGCGCGCTGAAGACCGGCCTCACGCACTCAACGGGCTGCTGGGCTGTGTCGGACAACGGCACATCGCGCACGGTCACGGGCGTGGCCTACGACACGAACCCGAACGCACTCGTTATCACGATTAGCACGGCTGCAACGGGGCCTGACGGCACCGGGCGGATCACGTTCGCCGGGGGTGATGCGGCTGTCGGCGCAGTGGTGCCGCGCAGCACCGATATCAGCATGCCCGTAGGCTCGGCGGTGTCGCTGCCTGCGGAGCCGTTCTATTCGGCTACGGTGTCAGAGCCTGCGGGGCCTGCAACTGCCATCACGCTTTCCGGCCCGAGCAGCGGCGTCAACGGCGTGGCTTCCACGAACTTCACAGTCGGCGCAAACGGCGTCATCACGGGAACCGTGGTTGTGACCCCGAGCGCTGGCGGCGGGGGCGGCACGTTCAGCCCGACGAGCGTGAGCATTAGCAGCGGCACGCCGACTGCGACGTTTACATATACCCCGGCCAGCACGGGCGCGAAGTCCATCAGCGTGACGAACGATGGCGGGCTGACGAACCCGAGCGCCATCACCTACACGGTTTCGGCTGGCTCGGCCACGACATTTCCGCTTGTGAGTCCCGAACTCGCCGGCCTAACGGGCTTCAGCGGGGTTGTTCTGAGTGCATCGGCTCCTGGAACTGGCGTGACGGTGATTCGCACGTTCACAAGCCTCAGTTTCGACGGCAGCGGCAATGCAAGCGTCAGCGCGTCGGGCCTGAGTCTGACGGCTGGGACGGTGCGTTACATCGTGGGCTCTCAGAGTGATGGAGACACGGGGCCGGCTACTAACCCGCGTTGCTTCCAGGGTCCGGTTGCGGCGGCTTGATATGCCAAACCTTGCCGGGTCTTTCGTTTTCTCGGGGGGCTCTCTTAGCGGGGCTTACGTTTTCCAGACGGACGCGCCGCCTCCGGGGCCTTCTCTCGGCGTGCCGCGCCTTGCATTCCGCCAGCGCACGGGCGAGCTTTTCTCGCTGCTGCTTGACGCTGACGGCATCCCCTATGCCTACCGGCGCACCAACGGCACGACCGTAAGCCTTCGCCCGCTGGATAGCGTAAGCCTCGGTGTCGCGGTGACTGACGGCGGCGAAATGCTCATCCTGATCTAGTCATGGCACAGATTTCCATCCTCAGCGGCATCTACACAAACGAGGCGCCCGACTTTCGGCCGGCGTACCCTCGCAACTTGGTGCCGACCGCGACAAAGCAGGGCATTTCCAACGGCTACCTTCGCCCAGCGCCGGGGCTTGTCGGCATCGGCACAGGCCCGGGGACCCCGCGCGGCGGGATCGTGTGGAATGGCCGCGCTTACCGGGTGATGGGCTCCAAGCTGTGCGAGCAGTCTTCCACGGGCGCGATCACGGCGCTGGCGGATGTCGGGCTTGGCGGCTATGCCTCGCTGGATTACGGCTTTGACGCGCTCGCCATTGCCTCGGGTGGGAGCCTCTACTACTGGGACACCTCCACGCTAACGAAGGTCACGGACGCGGACGCGGGCAACGTGCTGGACGTGGTGTGGATTGCCGGTTACTACGTTTTCACGGACGGCGTGAACGTCATTACCACGGAGCTAACGGACAGGACTTCCATCAACCCGCTGCGCTACGGCTCAAGCGAGTTCGACCCTGATCCGGTGGTGGGCGTTGACGAGCTGCGCAATGAACTGCACGTTTTCAACCGCCACAGTATCGAGCCCTTCCAAAACGTAGGCGGAAACGGCTTCCCCTTCCAGCGCATCGAAGGCGCGGCGGTGCCTCGCGGCCCTGTCGGGACGCATACCTTCTGCAAGTATCTGGAAACCTTCGCGTTTCTCGGCTCTGGCCGGAATGAGG